CGACTAAAACAGGCGCATCTGGTGTAGTAAAAATCGCGGCATCTGGCGGCTCTGTGGCCGTTGTGGGTGAGGTTCGTTCTTTCACGTTTGATGGTTCAGCAGATACCATTGAAGATAGTGTAATGGGCGATACCGCACGATCTTATAAAGAAGGTCTAAAGACCAATACAGTAACTATCGAGTGCTACTGGGATGAGGCTGACGCACAGCAGCTTATCCTTGACGAACGCGCTGCGGTAGATTTTGAGATTTATCCAACAGGTACTGGCACTGGCGAATCTTATTTCTCTGGTGGCGGCATTGTAACTTCTCGTTCAATCACTGGTTCTTTCGACGGCATGGTAGAAGCCAGCTTCTCCATCCAGTGCAGCGGAGCAGTAACTGAAGCAACAGCATAAGGGGATTAAACCATGGGATTAGCTAAAGAGTTACGCAGCAGAAGAAAGGTTGAGGCGCGAGAAGTACAGGTGCCAGAATGGGGTGACGAATCTGGAGCGTTTAAATTGTATTGCAGAAGCATTACCTGCTATGACTTAGACCAGTTGCAGAAGAAGCACCCCAACTTCCTAAACAACACCACAGTTGGCGCGATGGTGGATTTGATCGTTATGAAGGCAGAAGACGAGGGCGGCAACAAGCTCTTTACTTCTGCTGAGGATCGCATTGATTTGATGGGCGAAGAAACTAACGTAATTAGTGAAATCGCTAATCAGATGTTTGCACAGATCGAGTCAGTAGAGGCGGCTGAGGGAAACTGAGAAGCGATCAGTCGAGGATGAATCTGCTTTCCTTGGCTGACCGCCTTCACATGAGCATAGAAGAAGCAGAGCAAATGCCTGTCAGTCACTTTAACGAGTGGTTGGCCTACTTCCAGATAATGAGCGAGAACAATGGCTGAAAATGTAAACATCACGATTAGGGCATTTGATAAAACCAAGAAAGGTTTTGGTTCTGCTGCTAATGGATTGAAGGCAATAGCTGGCTCTGTGTTTAGCCTAAGAACTGCACTGGTTGGCGTTGCTGGTGCTGCTGGTTTTGGTTTGTTAGTTAGATCATCCCTAAACGCTACAGACTCCCTAGCAAAGACCGCTGCAAAAATAGGCACAACAACTGAGGCTTTGGGCGCATTAAGATATGCGGCTGACCTTACTGGCGTGGCTACTCAAACGATGGATATGGCCCTGCAAAGGTTTACCCGTAGAACTGCCGAAGCAGCGCAGGGCATGGGTGAGGCTAAAGGCGCAATTAAGGAACTGGGTATAAATGCCCAAGAACTAAACAGAATGCCGCTTGATGAACGCATGATTGTTTTGGCTGATGCGTTCCAAGATGTTAAATCAGAATCAGACCGACTGCGTTTAGCGTTTAAGCTGTTTGACTCCGAGGGTGCAGCCCTTGTAAATACCTTGTCTCAGGGAAGCGATGGTCTGAAAGAAATGCTAGGTGAAGCGAAAGTGCTTGGCCTTACCATGTCTAGCACTGCCGCTAAAGGTGTCGAAGATACAGTTGACTCTCTGACTAAGCTCAAGAGCTTGTTTAAAGGCGTTACTGATCAAACGGTAGCAGCCTTTGCCCCTGCTATAGAAATGATGGTAGAAAGATTCACGGGCTTCCTACAGCGATCTATAGAGGCTAAGGGCGGGATTGAGGCATTTGCTAGATCATTGGCGATTGACCTGCTTAAAGGAATTAAACTAGCAGTTGTCGGGTTTCAAGAGTTAGCCAACGGATTTATAAGAGTCTACAAAGGCTCCATAGAACTAAAAAATCAGCTAAAAGACACGTTTAATGTTGGGCTGCAAAGCAGTAAAGAATACAGAGCCGATCTTGATAAGCTAGATAAGCAAATTGAAGGCGTTAAAAATACTACCAATATGTCTGTCGATGCTCAGTTAGCCGCAACAGATAAGTTGATGGAGAGGCGCAAAAAGTTACTTGAACTTTACCATGAGGCTCAGGATGCAGAAGCAGCTGCCGACATTAGTGAAGTTGATTTTCTTTCTGGGTTTGGCAAAGAAATTGATTTAGCAATAGCCAGCTTAGAAAACTTTAAAGCCACTGCTAGTACAGTGCCAGCCGCTATTGTTCCAGCGTTAAACGACATAGAACTTGGCTTCAAGTCATGGAGTGACAGCATTCCTGACATGACAACCAATATACAGAACCTTACCAAGCAGGGACTAGATGGTTTAACAGACTCTCTGACCGCTGGGATAACAGGTGCAGCTAACTTTGCCGATGCTATAAAGTCAATGGCCAAAAGCGTTGTTGACAGCTTAATTAAAATGCTAATCCAGAAATACATTGTTGATGCGGCATTTGGTTTTATTACTAGCTCTTTTGGTACTGGAGGCACAGGCTCAACTGGCTCTGGGATGACGGCTGGGGGTGGAATTGGTATGGGTCAAGACTATTCTGCTACCGCAGCTATTGGCGGCTCTGTGAATAGAGGCCAGCCAACATTGGTTGGAGAGCGAGGCCAAGAAGTTTTTGTTCCTAATCAAAATGGTGCGATAATTCCTAATAACAAGTTAGGCGGTGGCTCAGGTGTTGTAGTTAACCAAACCATAAACGTCACCACAGGCATCCAAAGCACTGTTAGAGCCGAGATAATTGGACTGATGCCACAGATAGCGCAAGCAGCTAAAGGCGCTGTAGCAGACGCTAGGGTGCGTGGTGGTAACTTCTCAAGAGCAATGGTCGGAGCATAATAGATGCCTTTATCTTTTCCCAATGTCGGCATACAGAATATGTCAATGCGCCTAAAGCGTGTTGTGGCTGTTGCTGAATCTCCGTTTACTTTAGATACTCAGGTCTATACGCATCAGGGCGCAAGGTGGGAGGCAGAGGTTGCTTTGCCGCCTTTAACCTATGCAGAGGCAAGATCAGTCGAAGCATTTATCATTGGACTCAAAGGGCGTGAAGGTACATTTACTTTCGGTAACCCACTGCATACAGATACAGCCAATGTGACTACAAGCGGCACCACTGCTATCAGGGCAGAGACCCTGACAACCTCTGGAGGCAGCACAGCGGTATCGGCAGGAACATACTTTCAGCTAGGCAGCTATCTATACTTGGTTACAGCAGACAAGTCATCAGGCGCTGGTACTTTAGAGTTTCAACCGCCATTACGCGAGGCAATAGCTACAGGTCAGGCGCTAGACTTCACACAGCCTAAGAGCCTTTGGCGCATGGCCTCCAATGAGGTTTCGTGGTCTACCAATGAGGCCAGCTTGCAGGGCTTTAGCTTTGCTATGGTTGAAGCATTATGAGTAGGGCTTTATCTAGTGCAATGCAGGCAGTATCAACTGCTGATGTCGTTCGCCCTATATTCCTTGTGCGTATGGTATTTGATTCAGGCGAAACGCCTAACGAATTAAACCTATGGTCAGGTGTTGGCGATCTTACCTATGACAGTGAGACTTATACTGGCGTTGGTGACTTGTTAGGAATTAGCCCAGTCACTGAGACATCTGATATGCAGGCCAGTGGTATTAACGTAACCCTAACAGGCGTTAAATCATCTTTGGTGGTGATAGCTAAAGATCACGAATATCAGGGCAGGCCCATAACTGTAATGCTTGGCGCGTTTGATGCTTCTGGCGATCTAGTGGCTGATCCGACTGTGATATTTGCTGGCTTTATGGATACTATGACTATCGCTGAATCAGGCGAGACATCTACTATATCTATTGCTTGCGAAAATAAATTAATTGCATTTGAAAGGGCAAAGGTCAGACGCTACACCGCAGAAGATCAGAAGATCGATCACCCTACCGACAAAGGCTTTGAGTTTGTAACGGCAATAGTAGAAAAAGAAATTATCTGGGGCAGAGCTTCACCTGCATCGAATCCTACCTATACTGGGCGTGGTGGTGGAGGAATGAGGATTGGCAGATGATAAAGATTGCGCATGAATGCATGGCTAATGTCAAAGAAGATATAAAGCCACTGCTTGATAAACATTGGGCAGAGACTGAGCCAAACCAAGATACAATACCACTCGACCCAGACTGGAAAGAATACGCTTTGCTAGATCAGATGGGCATATTGCACATATTTACTGCTAGGGAAGGTGGCGAGCTAGTTGGTTACTGTGTGGTTATGGTATCAAAAAGCATTCACCACAAAGATCATATTTTTGCTTCTACTGATGTAATTTATGTAAAGCCTGAGTATAGGAAAAGCACTACAGGGGCAGAGCTAATAAAGTTTGCTGAGGCGCACTGCAAAGAAAATGGCGCTTCATTAATGACCCTAAACATGAAGGTGGATTTTCCTTTTGACGGGCTAATGCAACGAATGGGCTTTAATCTTTTAGAGCGCGTTTATCACAAGTGTTTTTTAGGCGAATAGAATGGCTACAGTAGTAATAGCAGGTTTGGTAAGCGCGGCAGGAGCTGCTGCAACTATAGGGTTTGCCGCAATAACATTCAGCCAAGTTGCGATAGCCTTTGCTATTGGTGCTGGTTTATCTTTAGTTTCTCAAGCCCTAATGCCAAGCATTGATTTAGGGGCTGCTATGGAAGGCAGGTCAATAACAACAAGAGAAGCTGCACAATCGCGCAAGATAGTCTATGGCCGAGCTAGAGTAGGCGGGAATATCGTTTACCTTGAGTCAACAGGCACTGACAATAAATACCTATGGTTGGTTATCGCTGTAGCTGGGCATGAGATTGATGCCTTCGAGGAAGTCTGGTTTAACGATGTTAAAATATGGGATGGTAGTTTTGTTGGGACTTGGGGCAACTATGTAAGCATAGGTTTTCACAAGGGAGATCAGACTACAGCCGATGCAGGTTTAAACGCAGCGTCAACTAAATGGACATCAGATCATAAGTTGCTAGACACAGCCTATATGGTGGTCAGGCTGACCTATGACGTTGATCAGTTTGCTAATGGCTTGCCTAATATCTCAACTGTAGTTCGCGGGAAAAAGGTTTTAAATCCTGCTACCAGTGTTACTGAGTGGTCCCAAAATCCAGCCTTGTGCGTTTATGATTACTTGCGAGACACTAAATACGGTCTGGGTGAGACTGTAGGAAATATCTTAACGTCTAGCATTACTGCTGCTGCAACTGTCTGTGAAGAAACGGTAACCCTTGCTGCTGGTGGGACTCAAAAGCGATATCAATTAGATGGCGTTGTAGATACTGCTGGCTCTATAAAAGGCAACTTAGACTCGATGCTCGGTTCTATGATTGGGCGGCTTGTTTTCTCGGCAGGTAAGTTTGAGATATATGCAGGCGAATATGTGGCCCCTACCTACAGCGTAGATGAATCGGTCGCTGTTGGTGATATAAGCATCCAGACCAAGCAGTCTAGGCGTAATGCTTACAATGGCGTAAAAGGCGTGTTTTTATCCGAGGATGATAACTTTATTCTTGCCGACTACCCTGCACAGCTATCTAGCACTTTTGTGGCTGAAGATGGCGATCCAATCTATTTAGATATGCCGTTACCTTTCACGGTTAATAATATTCGCGCACAACGGATAGCAAAGCTGGCCTTGTTCCGTAGCCGCCAGCAAGAAGCAATAACCATACCCTGCAACCTTAGTGCTTTACGGTTTAAGATTGGCGACAATATCAATGTAACGAATGCTCGACTGGGTTATTCCAATAAGGTGTTTGAGGTTGTTGGATATAACTTAGACTTTGCAGATGGCCAGATTGTAGTAAATGTAGATGCTATTGAGACTGCGGCATCTATCTGGGACTGGACTGCCTCAGACGAGGAAGTCTATCTTGGCGCTGGTGAGGTTGCGTTATATGACGGGCTAACTGCTGCTGCGCCTACTAATCTCAGCGTAACGGGTGACAGCTTTTTAAACTCTGACGGCACATTTAACGCAGAGTTTAACGTGGCGTGGACTAATGCTGACGATGCCTTTACCGATCATTATGTGGTTGAGTGGAAGCTGGCTAGTGCGTCTAACTATTACTCTATGACAACTAAGTCTAGCCCTGCTGTAATTACTACACTACAGAATGGCCAGACCTACAACGTCAGGGTTAAAGCTATCAATGAGATTGGTGTCTCTTCTTCTTATGTAGCAGCTTCACCGACAGCAGCGACTGATACCACTGCGCCAAGTGTACCTAGCAGTGTATCAGCTACAGGCCAGTTTGAGGCTATATCTGTCAACTGGACGAATCCTACTGCCGCTGACTTTAGCCATGTAGATGTTTATCAATCTACATCATCTAGCGGTACATATTCTTTAGTCGGCAAAAGCTCTGGCACTTCATTTGTTAAGGTAGGACTAAGCACTACAACTACCTATTACTACAAGGTGAAGGCCGTAGACTTTACAGGCAACCAGTCTGCGTTTAGTGGCGTAGTCAGCGCAACTACAACAGCAGCACCAGCAGCGACTATTCCTGATGGTAGTATCGATACGATAAAAATTGCAGACGATGCAATTACTAATAGGCTTATTGATACAGATGCAGTTAATTCTGATTCTATCGCAGCTAACGCAGTTACTGCTGTAAAAATTGATGTAGCTAATCTAGCCGCTATTAGTGCTGATATAGGTACGATTACCGCTGGATCTATTGATGGCGTAACCGTAAAGATTGGCACTGGCACAAGCATATTTAAAGCGGACACCAACGGAATTTACTTAGGCAACGCAACATTCGGCAGCGCACCGTTCAGAGTAACCCCTGCTGGCGCAATCACAGCCACTAGCGCAACAATTACAGGAACGATCACAGCAACTAACATTGATGGAACAACCGTTAAATACAGTGGCGGTAATTTAGAAGTCGGCATTATTGATACGCCTAACATCGACAATGACGCTATAACTAATGCGCTGATAGCAACTGATGCTGTTAATGGCGACTCGATTGCGGCAAATGCTGTGACAGCAGTGTCTATTTTAGCAGGCACAATTACTGGCAATAAGCTAGAAGCAGGGACTATAACGGCTAATGAAATAGAAGCCAGAACTATTACTGCCGCACAAATTGCTACAAACACTTTAACTGCCGCTGAGATACAGGCATCTAGTATTACAGTAGATAAGCTCTCAGGCGATGTGTCAGAGCTTTACCCGACCAGTGTATATGTTAATACCACCATTACCTCTACAGCAGCATTTACGCAGCAATTCTATATCCCCGCGCCATCTTTAAGCATTAGCAAGCGCCAGCGTATAGACATGGATTTTGATTTTGTTGTAATCAATAGCTCAGGGACAGATTATCAGGTAGAGTTTCAGTTCGGATTGCAGGTTAAAAGCAAAAGCGCAACAGGTGTACAAGTTGGATCAGCAGGTGGCGTTACTTTGTCTAGCAATCCCTTCCCGTATAACTGGTGGATATACCTATCTGGCAATTACCTTTCTGCCTTAGATAATACTGGGGGTGTTGCAAATAATTCTAGCGGAACCAGCAATGGCAATATCAATTCAGTGTTTTACCATACTGCTCTAAATAGAACATATATTATGGTATCAGCTTTATCTAGTCCATTTGCTACAGGTGATACTTTATATTTCAACCCTTACAGATTTGCTGGTGTAAATACTTATGTTGATCCAGCTTCTCTTGATGATATTCGCATACACGTTCCAGCGGGAACTACGCAGACTGTAAGACACAACATTGCTAAAACATATGGCGAGTCTACTACTACAACGGAATTTAGGCCGGAAATAGTTGGTACTACTAACATAACAAATGTAACTGCAAAGCTGATGAAGTATAGCGGAACAATGGAGAACGTATCTTGATAGAAATCGGTTATACTACTCTCGATGGCGATGATACCGTGACAGGTACATACAATAGTCCTGTTGATGCTAACACCGCATTAGAGGCATTAAATATTACTCTTCGCTCAAGAGATGACATTTACACACTTTTTATTCAGGCAGATCATGGCGAAGGCATGATTAAGTATGGGTTCGTAGACCCCTAGAGGCATAAGATGACTTTTTACTTAGTAAAAGATGACAATGCGCCACAGGTAAAGGCGACGATCACTAGAGAAGATGACGGATCTATCGTTGATTTAACTGGCTGCACTTTGGTTTTGAAATTTCGCAAAAAAGGCGGCACTACAACCCTGTTTACTCTTAGCGGTGTAAATAACCCTAATACAAATTACGCAAAGGGCATAGTGTTGTTTAGTTTTGGAGCGACAGATTTAGACCTTGATTCTGGCTACTACGAGGGCGAGATTGAGATTACTTACCCTTCGGGGACAGTCGAGACAATCTACGAGCTTTTAAACTTCAAGCTCAGGGCTGATTTCTAAGATGGCTGACGCTAAGTTTGCACTTAGGCGAGCTATAGCGAAGCTGTCTGCGTTAAAAGCTGCGGCACAGGTTGTTAGCCTTAGAGCAATAGCGGCAGTAGAGGTTGGCGCTTTTATTGTTGGTCAACTATTTAGCAAGGCTTTCACAGATGCAGCAGCTATTGTGGATTCCGTTGCGCGTGCATTAGGCAAGTCGCCATCTGACTCGGCAGGTGTTGCAGACAGCACAACATTGGCATCGACCAAAGGTTTAGCTGATAGCGGCACTGCCGCAGATCAGGCTGTCATAGAGGCTTTGAAAGAGCTTGCTGACGCAGGCAGCGTTGCTGATGCTGCTGCTTTGTCTGCTATTTTAGCCAAGTCAGAAAATCCAGCGGTTAGTGATTTAGCCGCATTAGATTTTACATCGACGGAAAGCGACTCTGCGTCTTTGACAGATGTAATTACTGTGCTTTTGTTTTTCGGTGTTGACCTAACAGACAGCGGCACGCTGACTGATGATGAGTTTTTCGACTTCACCAAAGGTCTTGCAGATACATCGGGAGCAACTGACGCACTGTCATTTGTGCTGGCCTATGTGCGCGATCATGCTGACGCTGCAAGTGCCAGTGATGCAGCAAATTTAGGTTTAACAACCTCAAGATCAGACGCAGCAGGCTTTACAGATTCGATAACTGTTGTAGTCGCATTGATACAGTCGTTGTCAGACAGTGGCGCATTTGCAGATTCTAGTGTTATTGGTTTCGGCTTGGCCCCTAGCGATGCGTCAGGCGCTGCCGATCAGATAGATAAAAAAGACTTCTTTAAGGTGATCACCGACATTTTATATGGCACCGATGACCTTGATGGAGAATCCTCTGTTGAGGATGATCAGACGATGGATTTCGTCAAGACGCGGACGGAACTTGGATTGATTACCGATTCCATAGTAAACTTAGCGGGTAAAGGAATAACCGAAACGCCTTCAGCGTCAGACTCTGGGAACTTAACAACTCAGACCTATGCGCTTGAAGATTATTTTGCAGAAGAATATTGCGGCTTCATCCGCAACTTTTAAGAGGTTCAAATGGTTAACGATAACTTAAAACTGCGCGGTGATGTGGCAATCGTTGTTAAAGGCGAAGATGGCACTGTAAAAGATACCCGCGAAATTCACAACTTAGTGGTAGACGATGGCCTGAATTACATTGTCAGCCGCATGAAAGACACTACTCAGGGCGCTATGTCGCACATGGCTGTCGGCTCTGGCACAACTGCCGCTGCTGCTGGTCAGACTGATCTGGTATCAATACTAGGATCCAGAGAAGCGTTAGACAGCACTACTGTTTCAACCAACACCGTTACATATGTATCTAGCTTTGAGGCTGGAGAAGGCACTGGTGCGGTTACAGAGGCTGGCATTTTCAATGCTTCTTCTAGTGGTGATATGCTTTGCCGTACAGTATTTAGCGTGGTAAATAAGGGCGCGTCCGATAGTATGTCTATCACTTGGACTATTACCTTAACTGCATCTTAATTTAGAAGGGGCTACCGATGTCTACAATAGTAACACGGGCAGGCAAAGGCTCGCCCCTGACAAATAATGAGATTGACAGCAACTTTACCAATCTCAACACAGACAAACTCGAAGATGGTGATTTAAGTGTAACTACAAATAGCGTAGGCACTGCTGCACTGGCATATTCTTCTGGGGTGTTCACCTATACCCCACCAGATTTGTCAGGCTATGCGGCATTGTCGGGCGCTACCTTTACTGGCGAGGTAGAGGCTACAGGATTCAACGGTGACCTGACTGGCGCAATATTGTTTAAAGGTCAGGCTGGCGAGGCACTGACCAAAGGCGATCCAGTTTACATATCGGGCATTAGCGGAAATACCACCATAGTTAGTAAGGCAGATGCTGATGACGCTAGTAAAATGCCATGCTTTGGTCTTGTTGATGCGACAGTAAACGCTAACGCTGCTTGCTCTGTCGTCACTTTTGGCACCTTGCAGGGGCTAGATACCTCTAGTTTTAGCGAGGGCGATGAGCTTTTTGTCTCGGCTACAGGCACCCTAACTACTACTGCACCTACTGGCGAATCTGCGTTGTTGCAGAAAATCGCTAAAGTAACAAAGTCACACGCATCAAGCGGCAGCATCAAGGTTAGCGGTGCTGGTCGCACAAACGCCACGCCTAATCTTAATGATGGCAACTTTTTCTTAGGAAACGGCAGCAATCAGGCTGTCAGCGCAGACTTTAGCACTAGCGTTACAAATATTGCTTTGCCACTATCGGGTGGAGCATTGACGGGCGCAGTTACTACCAGCAGCACGTTTGATGGGCGTGATGTCGCTACAGACGGTGCAAAGCTAGATGGCATTGAAGCTGGGGCAGACGTAACAGACACAGCCAACGTAACAGCCGCTGGTGCGTTGATGGACAGCGAAGTAGCTAACCTCGCTCAAGTAAAGGCTTTTGATTCTTCCGATTACGCTACCGCAGCACAAGGCACTTTAGCTGATAACGCTTTGCCTAAATCTGGCGGCACAATGACTGGTGCGCTTGTACTTAATAATACCGGCTCTTTGAAAGTTGCCGCAGGTACTACAGGGCAGCGTGAAGGCTCTCCAGCAGCGGGGATGTTCCGCTATAACACTACTGAAGGTAAGTTTGAAGGCTATACCACAGAGTGGGGCGAGATTGGTGGCGGTGCTGCTGACCTCCTGCTCAACAGCTTTACTGGTGACGGCTCTGACGTAACCTTCTCACTCTCTGGCGCAGCAATTGAAAACAACACGCTTGTCTATATTGATGGCGTGTATCAAAACAAGGCAACGTATGCAGTATCTGGCAATCCCGCTGTAGTTACTTTCTCTGAAGCTCCTGCGAACGGAGCAGCCATTGAGATTATGGTAGCGGCTATTGCAGTCACTGAGATAGGTACTCCAGCAGACAACACAGTCACTACGGCAAAGATTGTAGACAACGCTGTAAACATTGCAAAACTTGCTGTCACTGACGGCAGCACAGGACAAGCACTTATAACTAACGGTTCAGGCACTTTGTCTTTTGCCACAGTTGGCGGCTTGTATAACGATTGGCTGGTTAAGACGGCTAACTACACTATGTTGTCTGGCGATCAAATTGTAGGCAATCATGCCACTACTGCGTTTACTCTCACACTCCCAGCTAGTCCATCAGCAGGTGATGTTGTTACTGTTAAGAACGTAGGGGCAGCATTAATTACTGTAGGCCGTAACGGCTCAAACATTAATTCGGTAGCTGGAGATGCTCAACTGCCACAGAATAACGCAGCACAGATGGTCTACGTGGATAGCACCATTGGCTGGACAACTATTTAAGAGGTTATAGACATGGCAGTAATAGGAAGTAGAGACAGTTTAAATCGCGACCCAGCAAAGATGCCAAGATTTAATGCTGATTTTCAAAGTGTAGGTGTTTGGGCAAATAATGCTTTTAGAGCATATGGTACCTATTATTATAACACTAAGACGTTAACTGCATTTACAGACACTAATTCTGTAGCGAACACACACAGGACTATCTACAGCGTTAGCGGTAAAGGGGGGTCTTTAATATATGCTTTTGGAGGAGCTGCGCCAAACGGCACTGCTAATTTAGTTACTACTTTTATAGTTACTGTAGACGGAGTAGCAACAACAGTAACTTTAGCTCCAGCGGCAGGGAGTTACTACATAAGAGGTTACTTAGGTTTACCTTCAGCAATAACTTTAGGTCAATCTTTAAGTGTTGGTTATTCAATGATTCCCCCTCAATCCGCAATGGACGCTGGTACTTCAAGCGCACCAGTAGGAAACCCAGATAACATGACTGTTGATTATTCAGGGGGTGCTGGTTACTACCCTAAACAGTTGTGGCCAAATGTCAACGCGCCTCTTGTTAATCCCGCAGCCTGTGTGCGTTTTGAAAACAGCTTAACTATTACTGTTGCGTCAAGCGTAGGGACTACACATGCTGATTCAAGACAAGCAGGCTGTTTAGTTCGGCTAGATAGCTAAGGAGAAAATAATGACTACCCCAATAAGTGAAACAGTATTAGACAACGGCCTGACTAGGTTTCAGTATGATGGTTGGTATGAAGATAAGATGGTCAATGAGGCTGTTGAGCCAACTACCGCTGAGATAGAGGAAGATGCCCGTCAGTGGCGTGATGGCGAACTAACTCGCACTGACATAGCAGCCACAGTATCCGACTACCCTAACGCTGAGGCTATCCTAGCTTATCGCCAAGCCCTACGAGACTGGCCAGCTACTGACGACTTCCCAGACACAAGACCAGAGGTGGGCTAATGGCTTTAACAAAAGTAAAAGCAGGTGTCATTGCTTCTGACCCCATAACCGTAGGCATCACCACAGTCAGCACAGCGTCCTCTATTACAGCCACAGCTAATACTCATGTCTATGTTAGTGCGGCAGGGCAGACTATTACACTCCCTGCGTCACCTTCTGCTGGTCAGCGGGTGCTTATCACTGTGGGCAACTTCACTAATACAGTGGTCGGACGTAACGGCAGTAACATTATGTCTAGCGGTACAGATATGACGCTTGACAAAGAGTATCTTTCAATTCAATTTATTTTTGCGGACGCGAGTCGCGGGTGGGTAATGGCATGAGCAACTTTACAGATTTTATTGGTGGTGGTGGTGGTGGCGCATTACCACAAATTGCATTGACACAATCACAAACATGGGTTCCACCACAAGACGGCACAATATGCATTCACGTTATTGGCGCTGGTGGCGGTGGAGTTGCCACTTTAACAGGAGGCTCTTACGGTGGTGGGGCTGGTGGCTACTGCAAAAAAACTACGTTAGCCGTGACCACATCAGGCTCGTTTACTGTAGTTGTTGGTGTTGGTGGTTTAGGAGGATACACCAATGGAACGAACAACGGAGCAGGA